AAATAAAACATATTAAATAAATTATGGGAAACTTGAATTCTGTGCGAAAAATAAATTTTGAAGATATGCAGATAGCTATTAAGCGGAATTATATTATTATAAATACAATGTCTATAGATCTACAGGGGTGCTTAATACAAAATACTCTACACGCCTCATTGGAGGAGGAAAAAATAAATCAGTGTATTCAAGCGGGAAAAGACGCATCGATTGTCATATATGGAAAAAATACAGCAGATGAAAAAGTAATAAATAAATATAAACAATTAGTTTCTTTTGGATTTAAAAATATTTATGTTTATTTGGGAGGTATGTTTGAATGGTTAATTTTACAAGATATTTATGGAATGGAAGAATTTCCGACAACAACTATTGAAAAAGATATATTAAAATACAAATCAGTGAATCTAATAAATTAATGCTTCATTTGCCAACTCGTCTGCCCTTTTATTGTTTACCCTTAAAACGTGATTGTAATTAATTTTTATTTTACTAGACAATATTACAGCATATTCATATAATGTTTTTAATCCTGCTGCCTTTACTTTGTATAATCCTTTCATTTGTTTAATAACCAACATACTATCACCATAAACATTCATTTCTGTTATGCCTAAGCTATTTGCTTTTTTTAATGCATAAATGAGTCCCGAATATTCTGCAAAATTATTTGTCTGAGTTCCTAAATATATACTCTCAGAATCGATTTCTACGTCGTCTTTATAAATAACATATCCTGCACCAGCTGGTCCGGGATTTCCTTTTGAACATCCGTCAAAATATACAGAATACATTAATATAAACTCTTATAATTCTCTAATATTGTTTATATTAAACATTATGGTAAATCAACTTCTAACATTTGCCGTAAAACTAGAAATATACAACATTGTAGTAATAAAAATGTGAAATAAATAGGTTAATATTAATATATTTATTCCTTTTTCGAGAAAATAATATCGTATTTTATATACAATTCCTGCTAATATTAGACTTGACAAAAATAACATCAAGTGTTTATTATCTATATATAAATACGTATTTATAGCTGTTTTCCCCGAAGCAACTGTCAATACTATAAATTTTGATTTTTCGATAGATTTATATTTATTATATTCATATAATAACAATAAACTAAATGGAAGTAAACAATTTATATAACTCATACACGTTAACCATATTGCAAAATGATCTAGTAATAAAAATATAGGTTGGTATTCTGTTGCGTTGCACAAGAATGATGCTCCAACCAAAAAAATGTTTGATAATTTCCACATTATAAAACTATTATAATAAAACGAGTTTACCACAGGTATTAAAAAAACAATGAACTAAAACCGTTGATAAGTTTCATTTACAATACAATACATAATATTTTTAATATGTTTCGTATTCTTCTTCCTCTAATTCAGACCCATAGTTCAAAAACTCATCATCGCTTACCACAAACCCATCCTTTAAATATCCCTCTGCAGTCTTCAATGAGTCATCAATATTGTCTAATTCATCGATTTCTTCGTCTTCTGATTTGAGGTCTTCAAACCCCCCAAACAGTGTTTCGTATATAACATTCCATAAATCTTTTGTGAGTGACACAAACTTTGATCCATCTTGGGCGACCAAAATACAATTTCCAAAATATAGAACGGAATCTACAGGAGGTGGAAAATCGTATTTATTTTCTGTGTTTGCCTTCCCTTTTATTTTTGCGTAAAGAGAAACATCTGTTGGTTTGTTATTGATATTGCATTTCCACGTCGTTTGTTTCAGGAAATCGTCTCCCTTTTTAAATCCTGCTTTTTTGTATAAATTTTCCACTTCTAACTGAAAGACATCCATTTGCTTAATTTCTCCATTTTTTTGCACGATGATAATAGACGTCTTTTCCATTTTTGTTTATATTTGATTAAATGTTTATATCATTTTAAATGTTAAGGTTAGTAATTATACCGTCTTTCGCCCAAAATTTTATTTAAAGCTTTGTCCAACGGGCCGGAATCGTTAATATACCAATCTGAAAGATCAATATAAAGATTATCTTTATTTTCGGTGGTGTATTTCTGAGCCATTAGTATATCTAAAACCCTTTTTTCGTTGTAACCTGTCTTTACCTTTTCTAGTAATTCTTCGTCAATATCAGATTCTTCGTCGTCTAAATAGGTGTGATGTAAAAAGTCTTGTAATTCATCATTTACTTCTTCTCTTGTAAGTAGTTTTGGAGTTTTTGCAATTAATTTAGGAGTTGACATTTTATAATGATTTGGAGTATTTGATTTATAAGACACACATACTCCAGATTTATTTTTTCTAGAACCATTGGGACATCTTTTTGTCTTTGGACCATTTTGTAAAAGTTGTTGTACTGCATTTAACGCACTATTCCTCTTTTTGGAATTTTTACGACCACTGTTCGGGTATTTGTATACACATTCACCAGTTTTCTTATTTCTCCTAGAACCTCTCGGACACCTCATATAATAAAAGAATTATATTCCCTGAAATTGATTCACATAAATAGGCCTATACAAGTGTTTTTCTAAATGTCTCGAACTTACATTATGTGTAAATGGAATTGTGCATTTAATTTGCGGGTCGTAATACAAATATTCAGATTGGGATGTTTCAGTTTCTCTCAATGTCCACGCGGGTTGTATAATTCTTGAATGTTCGGTATAAAGTAATGTTGTTGACGGATATTGAATCTTCCTATGTTCGCTTCCCAATTTAGATTTATTTCGTAATGTATCACATTTTAACGGTTTATCTATACCTTTCAGTTTACTCTCTATATCTACCATATTTGTGCATAGGTTTCCTGCCCATTTTTGTATGCGAATATTTGGATCTTCTACAAACACGGGTGAATCTCCATTTCCAGGAACATTCAAATGATAATTTCCCACATCAGTAGATTGTTGTAATCTTTTTCTAGTTCTACATTCATCGTAATTATATCGGGTACAAGCCATTAATATGTAAAAATAAAAAATTTTTACATATTATGAAAAGAATGGGAAAACCAATGAAATTGATTATTTACAATTTTACAATGCTTATTGGATTTTTTATAATGTATATTTTATTACGGAACCAGCTTGACACTAGTAAACCAAAAGGCGATATTGATCTCGTGGATCTTTTTAATTTATCTGCTACGATACAAACAGCCATAGGGATAACCCTTATATATCCCACTGGATTGCTCGCAAAAATTGTTATAATTACACAACAGTTAATGTTGATTTTTGGAAATTTACTCATTTTTCACCTTTAAGTAAAATGCGGTCGTTGTTTTGAAAATTGAAAGGTATTTGGCAACAGAACTGGTTCTCGTTGATGTATATGCAAGAATTCGTTTCTTTTAAAATTAGGTTGGAAGGAAGGTGGGTTAATAAAATTAGAACTTCCTATACCTTTTAAAAAAGAATCAATATCCATATAATTTTCACTTAATAAACTAGGTGGTAAAACAGCGATACCCAACCCATTCCCTTGAAGATGAGTCGTGACAGCTGGTCCGTTTGGAGAATTTTCAAAAAAACGATAGTCTACCAAAGACTGATTTCGTTTTTGCTCCATTGCGTAATTTTCTCTGGTATTATTGTTTCTTGAAAACATATAATATATTTTTAAAAAAATCAAATGTTAAATCTCAATTTCTCAATTTCTTCAATTTTATCCAGCAGATCTGTTTTTTCTCCTCGCAAAATAGGATAAAATAAATAAAAATAATCATAAGAAAACAGAATCATAAAAGAAACAACTTTATCATAGTCCATTTTGGATAGTGCTTGTTGCACAATTTCATTGTCTTTCATCGTATCATATAAAGCCAAAACACTGCGATTTACTTCTTGTTGGTTGAATTCGTTTAACTTAAATAGAACCAACAGTTCTTGTCGATAGACATTTTCAGTCAATGTATAAACGATTTCTGGAGTAAACTCTGGGTCGTTTAAATACATTTCTTCGATTTTCTTGTACTTTGTGGGAAAAGTTGTGTCTAGTTCCATTATTAAAAATAATGTTGTGTTTTTAAATTGTGTTTTTAAATATTTACTTTATTTGTATCTCTCATTTGTTCTCTAGATGGCATTCCTCCTCGCACCCATCCCGATGCATTATCCTCTACTAAAAATACTGGATTGGTAATTGTTTCCTGAATACTTGGGATGAGTGGTGTATTGCTAAGAGGCAAATAACTAACTTCTGAAAGTTGATTATAACTCTTTTTATTGGTATACGATTCTCCTTGCATTATCTGAGATTCCATTACCGGATCTACACTGCCTCTTCCTAGATATGGGACGGTTACAAAATGTCTCTGGGTTAAATCAATCCTGCATTTTGGATGTGTTTGCAAAGAACCAATTGTCAACTTGGAATTTTCTTCTATATTATATCCATTTTGACCAATACCATTTGACCCTTTGTAATTCATAAACGGTTGCATTAATGCAAATTGTATTGGTTTTTGCATTGTCGTGTCTTCCATAAAATAGTTTTGAAGTAGATAGTTAGACCCATTTATATTCTGAATAGATCGTTGATCTAAATATTCATCATCATTTCCACCCCTCGACAATTGATTGAATGTATAAGAAGATTTGTAATCCATTTTATATTATAATAAAAATATAAAATTAAAAATAAAAATATGTAATTTTGATTCACGTGATCAGATGTATCGAAAATTGTCTTTTACACATTGAATTGCGTCACCCGATTTACACGACGGCATATTACCATAAAGATAATCGGCAAAAGATCCTTGGTCGTTCGGGATAGTTGTTGATGGTGTACTATAAAATTGCATCATCAAATCATCAAATTCCATATTGTTTCCTAATCCAGAATATAGTGGTTTTGTATTTAACCCTGGGTATATATCCTTTGTAATTTCTTTTGACTTGTCGTTAATATCGTCAATAACAATTGGATTAAAGGAAGGTGGCGCTGGTTTACGGTTTGGGTCATCTTTATAGTCTGTAAGCAAAATATTCCCTAAAGGGTTATTTTCCTTTGTAGGATAATACTCTTCTTTTAGAAATGTATCAATAGGGATATCAATGGGTTCGTCAAAATTTTCTGGGTTGTAATTTGAATATATTGTCGTTTTTTCTCCTAGTCTTGTTTTTACATCTGATTTTACCTTTTCCTTTATCCCCCCAAACCCTTCCTTGCGTTCTTTAAGCATATAAAAGTATATACAAACCAGTGCAATAACTCCCATTAACAAATAAGTAATTGAAAAAGACCATAAAAATCCAATAATGGATAAAAGAATGACACCTCTACTCAATGCGTTTATTTTTTCATTGTAAGACATTTCTGGTAGAGGAATCACTTCATATATATAGGGTCTTTCAAATAGTATTTTAACATCATTTCCCCAGAAATCAGTCATATAATATATTTTTATATATTATTATGGATAAATTAGACGGTTATTTGAAGAATGTTGGTCTTTCTAGGGATACTAGTATAGGAGATGCAATTACAAAGATTAGTGGCAAGGGTGGCTCAAGGCGAAAACGATCAAGAAGGATTAAACATAGGTGTCGACCTGGGTGTAAACATAAAAGGCGTACACGCAATCGATAATTATTTTTTAGTAAGCATACTCTTAATATCCTCAATCTTCTCCAACTCTGGATCCTTTTTCGCCTGACGTTTCTTATTCATGCGATCCTTCATTTTCTGTATTTTCGCATCCTGTTTTACTTTTGTTTGCATTGCACCTTGTTGCATTGGGGTTTGTGCAAACAAGTTTTCGAAATTCCCAAACATTTTATTCAAATCTCCGAATCCCGGTATATCTTTCATCTTATTTAACATATCCATTCCTTCGTTCATAATTTCAGATTCATCAATATCACCAGACTTCATTTTTTCGTCCAATTTACTTCCCATATTTTTTACAATATTCATCAACTTGGTTGGATTTTTCATAAGATTTGCAAATATATCTTGGGTGTTTGTGATATTTTCATCCAAATTTAAATTTTTTGCAGTCTCCTCGGCGAGTTCGAATGCTAACTGACCAATCTTTCCTTTTGTCATATCCTGGAAATGATCGTGTAAATCTTTAGGAACTTCACTTGTTTCACCCGTCGAACCCGAATCTCCGTTGAAAATATTATGCACTGTATCCATTGTCTCTTTTAGTTTTTCGACCATTTCTTCTGAATTAAAATGATCGAAAATGTTTTTTTCAAATCCATCTAATTTCATCGACTTTGTAATTGCATTCATTATTGCGTGAAGATATTTCCAAATAACATTTCGCGTGTTTTCGCTAATACATGAATTCCATAAATCCTTGAAGAATATATTAGGTAAAAACTCGGTATCATTTTCTTCGAACAATTTGGCATTTTTTTGAAGAATATCAAATAACTTGAGTGGAATCACTTTTAGACAATGTCGGAAAACAAATTTACATTGTTCATCCTTTTGGACAGGATCTGCATTACTATTCCACCATTTTTCAACAACAGGAATATACTCTGGGAATGTTATCTGAATATCTTTTACAAAATCATCAATAATTGTATAAAATTCAGGGACAATATTTATTGTTTCCACCGATTCCACTGGTTCTGATTCTACAGACCCCGACTCAGGATCCGCCTTTTTTTCACTTTGAGTTAACTCGTCTAACATTTTATCTAAAAAATCGTCCATAAAAATTAATGGATATTGTATTTAAATTAAAATTCAATTTATGTTTGCGCATTTTTTAAATCGACAAGTTTCGACAATGATTGAATATAACCCATAATAATCATTTGGTTTTCAGGATTCATATTTTTTATAGGTTCGCGAAACCGATCAATTGCAGTTGCAATTGTTTTATAATCATTAACAGCGGCATAATCTCTGAGGTCATTGGAATAGTCTTTATTTACGAAAAACTCTATATTACATTCTTCTATTTCTTTCTTATAAGGAGTATCCACGTAATATACCCATACTCTATAAATTAAGGTTGGATTCATTTTGCGAATCGCTGTCAAACTTTTTTCAGCAGTTAACAATGTCGCATCTTTCGGGAAATATTCAACAACACTAGTAACTAATTTAAAAAAAACATTATTAAACATTGTTGTAAAATTTGACATTTTAATAAAGAGTTAAAGTTTATTTAAGTTTTTATATATAATATATATGTCTACTTCATATTCTGGTGTAAATTATACTACTTCTAATAGACCTACATTAGACGCAGTTGAGAATGAAATATATATAAATATAGTTGAGAATGTGTTGAATATTGTTAAAAATAAACCTGCTCATGACGTTTGGGAAGAAGAATTAGATAGAGCTATAACTGAATTTGGTAACACACAAGATAATGAAGAAGAATTTAAAGTAATTGTAAGAAATTTAATTCAACTATTCAAAATAGAAATACCAGGTGTTGGAAGTATTGATTTAAATTCAATTATTAGCGGAAAATTAAATGGTATAGTCTCTTCCATCAATAAATTTTATACATTATTTAAAAAACTGTATGAAAATTTTAAATTATTTAAAGAAAACCCACAACTAAAAAACGACAACATTTATGCTATTTTAAAAGAAATACAATTTTTGGCGACCATTAGTTTTTTTTATAAAAATAATAGTAAAGATTCTAGTGAGGTAAACCCATATTTGACAACATCAGATAAAGTATATGACGATATATTTAGTAGCACAGATGTTCTTTTAACTGAAACTTATATACAGATTATAGAATCATTTATAAGAAATACAGTTGAAAAAGTAGACAATAAAAGTCAATATGATTCAGAAATTGCAAAAATAGGACCATTGGTTGAAAATTTTATTGGTAATAATAAATTAAATGATATGATAGAAACAACTTTAAAATCCGAACCACCAAATGCATCAATAGTACAACATTTAATTATTGATATAAGACACTTGTTAAAACAACTTTATGTAAAAAATGATGAAGGTATTGCGCCGATCGATCTTACACTTATGTATAATATTTATTTAATGGTTTTAGCAAAACTAACTACTATACGATATGTGACACAAATTAAAACAAAATACTTTGATACAGAAGTTGACTTTAAAAGCTATGGTGGAACACATAAAACATCTAATAGGACTCGCAAGAAATTTAGAGGTTTATAAACAGTTAAACCGATATTTGAGTAATATAAGAAATTTTTTAAAAATAATATATTGGTAAAGTATGACAACATATTCAAATTTTACGGGTCTACAAAGTATTAATATGGGAGATCAAGTAATTTTGT